TGGGTTTGATTATAATGTTCATCATTGTAATACCACATAATTGTATTTATTCTTCATAGTAGTCCTCCTCTTCTCCATCTTCTTCTAATTCTATTGGTTCTCCGCAAGACGGGCAATACTGCACTGTTTCATCATCGTCTTCGAAGACTATTTTGAACTGACTTCTACAGTAATCACATTCGTCCATAACTGTCTCCTTTAAGTTAGGTCTCTAGATAGTACGTAGCTTTGTAATTCGTCAAAGCCACCGATCATTTGGCCATCAATAAAAACCATTGGAACTGTTCTCCATCCAGGGTTCTCCTCAATCACACGATTACGGTCAATGTCTCGACCGATAACCAAATTTTCGTATTCTATTCCTTTCTTATCTAGCAATTGTTTTGCAGCTTCGCAATAATTGCATGGGGGACTCTCTTTAGTGTATAGTGTAACGTTCATTAAATTTCACATCCACCAGCAGTACAAGCTAATTCTTGAGATCCAACTGTCATATCTTGAGTCTCGTATGAAGCTAGCGCAGACCAATCGACGTCTTTAGGCATTTTAGAAAGCATTTCCTTATATGCTTCTACATCACAGTCTTGATAAGGTGCTTGTTGGTATGTATGTTCACTGAACGGAAGGAATGAAACTCCACTCATCCATTCAAAGTTATCATATACCCATGCTCCTACATCTAACCATTCATCTTCTTTCACTGAAATAGTTACAGAAGGTTTATGTTCACACCAATGTTTTTGATATTTTAACCATAATTCCAATTGTTCTATAGCAGACATATCCATACGAAATACTGCTTTTGTAGGAGCTTTCATTGGAAATGAAAATACAGACGTGTGACCAGGATTCATCATATCATCTTCTATAGGAAATCCAACATCTTTCATTAACTTTGTTAACGGATCTTTTTTATCGCCTCTAACAGTCCTGATATAATAAGGGTTATGCCGAGCATGTATTCCTGAAGCCGCGTCAACAAGCTGCGATACAGTTCCCGAAGGTTTAACACACGTAATGGCGGCACTCTGAGGAATGCCAATTTCCTTAGCAATCTTAGCATTTGTTTTAATTGCCCTTTCTTTAAGTTCTTTAAGAAGGGAATCTAAATCTCCTTCTTTACCATTAGTTAAAGGATTATCCATAATACCTGTTATTGATACTCCTAATAGCCTTTCTTCTTCACAGTTCTTTCTCCACTCTTTACTTACATATTTAAAATTTACTAGTGTAGATTGAAATGTTCCAAGAATTGCAGCTAGTTCTACTTTTTCTAAAAGAGTTTCTCTTGTATCATCTGCTCTTACTACTATTTCAGATAAGTTACAGAATTCACGATCACGTAAGATGATTTCACTGCAGGGGTTAGTCCCATATTCATGACCTTCTGTATTACGTCTTCCGTTTCGAGCAGCTTGTTCAGTTGCAGACGCACGATTGAATATACCTCTTTCGCCTGATTTAGAATCATAGAGTGCTTTCCATTCATCCATGAATACACCCATGTCTGGCTTTTCAGTATAACATGCACTATTGTTTGCGAGAGCTCGTTGACCTTCATGTTCCCACCATTGACCTGATTTTGCATGACGCATGCGATCATCTGAAAGGTTTGATAATGAAATCAAAGCAGAACGACGAACACCGCCTACAACTACTATTTCAGCAATTTTACATACAATGTCATGACATTCAATTGAACTTAGTTTTCTTCCATTTGCTCTTTTAAATATATTAACGCAAAAATTAAATAAACCATTTAATGGTTCAGGACCAGATGCTCTCCCGCCAAATGTTTTTAATGGTGTTCCAGCAGGTCTAATTTTACCTAAATCCCATTTGGGTATTTGACCAATATATAACATACCAACTAATTCTTTAAGAGCTTTAGCCCATCCTAGTTTACTATCTGCAACAGTAATAATAGTATCAGAAGGAAAGAACTCCTCAGCTACAACAGGTAACTTTGCTACATGTTGTCTTTCAACAGAAAATCCTACTCCTGTACCATTCATTAAAACGTACAAAATTTCATCAAAGGCTTGTACTCTATCAACTGCTACATATGAACAGTTATAGCCTGCAATATTTTCTCTTTTTAATGCTTCACCTGCCGTCATTAAACACCTCATCGAAGGCATCACTTTTGTTTGTAATATCGCCAATTCAAGTTTTTCTCTCAAAGCTGGCTTAATAGTATAGTTGTGCATTTCTTTCAAATGTTCTGAAAAGAAGTCAAAGTATCTTCCGATAGTTTCGCTCCAATTTTCTCGTCTTCCTTTTTCTGGAAGCCATCTAGAATATCTAGATAAGTGTATAAACTCTTGGTACAGAGTTGGCAAGTGGTTACTCGGCATGAATTTCTCCTGCAATAATAAAGTGTTTTAATTTTAGATTTAGTTATTTATTTTCTACGCGCTTTCTCGATGGCCCTAGAACCGAACCAAAATGAAATAATTGCGGCAAAAATTGCTTTTGTTTCTTCATCCCACAAAAGATTTATTGCTTCGCTAAAATCAGTTCCTTTTTCTAGTGCTTCCATCAGAAGCGTGATCTCAATGACGCAGAATAGCCCAAAGAAGGCATAAGTGATTATTGGACGTACGGATCGTTGTAATCCACTGATCCATCCTCCAGTACTTGATATAGCAATGTCATGTTGGATTAGTCGCTTCTGTTCTTCATCAGCTCCCATTTGCTCATACATTTTAATATCATGGTCGTACCCGTCTTTCCTAAGTTCTGCCATTACTCTCATTTTTTCAAGTTCGTGTTTTTGGTCACTCTTCTTAGCAAATGAGTCAGTAATCGCGGGTACTGCAGAACCAGCAAACCCTAATAGGGATCCTAGTAGTGATAGCATTATTTCGTTCCTTCGTTTCTTCTAAACATTTTACCGATGGAATATTTATTTCTTCCATCCATTTTTTTAATTCCTGGTGTTAAATCTACACCTCCACCTGCTACTGAATTAGCTGGTGCGTCTTCTTCTACTTCTTCTTTATTAGATTTAGCCCACTGCTTTTTGTACTTAGCAGTTTGCCTATCTGGATATTTTTTCTTTGTCCTAGGATCTACTTCATCAGGGTGACCCTTTTTAACAGAATATGCTATTCCAGTAGGACCATAAGCTTTACCTTCTTTAAGTTTTATATAGCCATCAAGAACCTTTTTAATATCATCGGGTTTTCCAATTAGTTTTAATCCTTTTCCAGATTTGTTAATAGGTTTACCTGTGACATTATGTTTTTTCATCAGAGCTTGAAGAGCTTTATTTTTTGGATCTGCACTTTGTATTACTCCGCTTCCTGATCCAGCACCACGGCTATATTCTACAAATGTTTTCATCTTGTTATATCCTCTAATGATATATATATTTGTTGTTTAGTTGAAACATGATGTACTTTAAAAATAGGTTCACCGAATATATAATCTGTTGGAACAATTCCTTCATTGACTATAATTTTAGTTTTTTCTTTTGCTATAAGTTCACCGGTTAAAGGTGAAGCTATATCTTGAGTAAGAGAATATTCTCCAGGAAATATATTTCCTTTATCATCCTGATGCCATCTTTTTTCTTCGGGCAAAAATGAATCAGGTTCTATTTCCATTTTAGTAAGAATTGCTTCAAGCTGATCATTAGACAATTTACCATCTTCTTTTAATAAAAATAATGCAGCTGCATATGATGCAAGCCTTGACTTACCAAAGGGGAGTTTGTTAAGTATTCTTTTTAAATTAAAGATTAGTCTATGAAAATAGCTATATTCGCTTTTTTCTTCCGGTGTTTCAGGACTTCTGAGTCTTTTCCCGTCTTTATCGATTAAGCCTAATTCAAAAGCTTTCATCTTATTCCAGGGAGTTACAAGATGTTTTAAAAATCGATACGTGTAATACGTGTCTGCTGCTCTTGATATTATTCCCATTAGATTTTCCTCAGTACCTTTATAATTTTATCGTCTAGAGGTATACTTAAATGTTCTTCCTCTTTTAAATAATGCAAATATACAAGAAACGTTTTAAGTGCTGCGTGATGTTGTTCTTCAACTTTAAAGAATAACATTCGTGTTGCAGCTTTGATACCAAATACATTATAAATTATAATAATGTGATTAAGTATCAAGCGTTCTTGTAAATCATTATAAGCAGAGTATCTTTTAAAGAGTCTTTTAAGATACTTAAATCTTTGCATGTCATCTTTAAATTCTTCAATCGAACAACACTGCCTATTTCCATAATGATTAGACGCATATAACGAAAAGTTATTATTAGTTAATTTGTCAAAAAGTTTCATAATATCCCCAGGTAAATTACTCTTACCTGATTATATATTAATCTTCGATGACCTCATTTAACTCATCAATTAAATCAGATTTACTCTTACGTCTGTCAAGTTCAATTCCGTGTTGACGACCTAGAGCTTCTAACTCTTTTTTACTCATATCATCTATAGATTTAGATGAAGGAGATTCATTAAGTTGCTCTGCGACAGGTTCACTTTTAGCCATAGTAGTACCATTCCATGCAGCGCAATGCTCTGGAGAAAGGTTTGCACCTTTTAGCTTTTCACCATCTGCGGTATAGTAACCGTCAGGTTGAGCTATGGCTTCTGAAAGCCAACCCGGTTTTTGAATATTATATTGATTTGTCATGTATGCCTTCCTTTGCGATATCATTATTTACGAATATCTCTCAGAGTCCTAGGCTCTGGAGATTTACTTGCAACGGCCGAACCGTCTTGCTTTTCTGTAGGATAGTTATGAACTATCTTACCTTTAAACATTGCGTCTATAGCACCTTTAGTCATATCTGCCATCGCTCTAGCGTTATGACCATCAGTTTCGGCTTCAACCCAATCTGCTTTAGGTGATGCATCATGAGATGCTTTACCTGCTTCTTCTTTCATTTCAACTTCCTCATTGTAAGGGCCTTTGTCAGTAACAGACATTGGAGGCCTAAATCCATTGTCTCTTGCTTTTACAGCAGCTTCTATTTTGCTGCGCGCATGGACATTTCCTTCTTTTTGCTTAGAATCACGAATATGATAAACAAACATTTGCTTAGTGTCTTCGTCTTTCATAGCTTTACCAATAGCTTTACGCTTCTTGTGTAAAAACTTATCAGAATCGTCAGTATCACCATCGTTGTCGATGTCTTTGTCCTTACGATCTTTAAATTTCTTTTTAGCGGCTTTAGGATCTGCTTTATCTAATCCTTCACCATCGTCAGATTTGTCATTAGACGCATCTTCCTTTTTGGTTTCTGACATGCTCATGTATTTATGAGCTATGCCTTTAATATCATCTTCATCAAAATACATAAGTGCTCCCCTTAGTTTACATTAAAATCTGACTAGCTATCACAGTTGCTCCTGCAATAACTACTATCCAGAATAATCTATTTATAATCGAGATTGTTCTAGTGTTATCATTTACGGCTTTTTCAATTCGATCTAACTTATTGTCAAATTTATTCATCCTTTCGGCCATATTATCGTGATCATCCTGCAATGCGTTTATTTTCTCCTCTGCTCTTGCTAAGGCAATCATCATATCTGCTAGTTTATCGACCTTCTGCTCTATTCGCGTCAGTCGGTCTTCTACTCGGTCCGTAGGTGAATTTAAAGCCATTTTAGTCCTCTAATAATTTTATAGGATGCATCTTATTGTTAATCTTTTGCATCTCTATTTTACCTTGTTTACAAACCCACTGCGGTCCGCCTGATCCTTGATTCCTTAGTACTTTACGTTTAGTAGACAAACAGTGTGATAGTGAATCCCTAGGAGTAAATTCCGTAGGTGCTGGTTCACCACCCATAAACATCATCAGAATAAAACCTGAAAATATTTCCATCACTTTTTCCATTACTCGTTACCTGCTCTGTTTCTTAAGCCGTCGATTTTATCTTCCAGCTTCTTAATCCTTGTTTCAAAAAACTCTAATGTCAACTTTTGTTGTTGATCGTATGGAGCTTTTCCCTCGTCAATATCCGTAGCGAGTTTTTCGAGTTGTCCAGCCAAATGTTCTATTAACATAAATTGTTCACTGTCAGCTGGAAGACTACCCATTTCTCCTCTAGGCCATTTTATACGAAATTCAGTGTTCTTTTCAAGATCACTGATCATTAAGGTTTGTTCGGTCTCGATTTTATTAAGTCTTTCGATTATCCCGAAATATGCCCACGTAGCGACTGCCACTCCTACTATCATGCTAATGATGTTTCGGAGTGGCAACGCAACTTCAGTATTTTCGTTCAATTTGTTCGCCATGTTGTTATTTATCAGAGATTGCTGCCATTGTCAATATTTTGACAGTACTATAATTTGACAGTAGAAATAGTCAAATTTTTGACAATTTTAGAAATTCAAAATCCTTTCTTGAAAATAC